CATCGTTGGAAAAATCCAATCCACATTACAGGCTCTCTTGCGCTCTATTCAAAACTAGTATATAGTTTTGTCACTATACAATTAATTAGAATACTGACGAGTATAGTCGACGGCCTAGAGACAGTATTCGGAAAACTAGGAGGATATAATTATGGCAACAACTACATTTTCGGGACCGGTAAAAGCGGGATCGATAAGAGAAGGAGCTAGTGCTAATACAGGATTTGTATTAATGGCTCAATCAGCAGTAATCGATATTATTGGTGCAACTGCTACAACAACTGTAGGAATCATACCTGCAAATTCACAAATCGTTGACGTTATATTAAACGTTACAACTGTCAACAATGACGGTGGAACTGCTACTGTTCAAGTTGGAAACTCAGGTGATACAGACGAGTATCTACCAGCTACTAACGTAAAAGCTTTAGCAACAACTAGAGGTACGATTGGAACTGAAGGTACAGACATTGGCACATCTGATCAAACTGTAACTGCTACATTCACAGCAGCTAACGGTGACGGTACTACAGGTGCAGCGACTGTTACTGTTTTGTATATACAAAACAATAATTTATCATAATTAATTTAATGTGGGGCTTCGGCCCCACAGCTTAATTAAAGGAAAAAATATGAGTTCAGATCAAAAATTTACGACACTTACAGCTGATGGACAAGTGAAAACTGCTTCAGGAGGATCTACCAATATTGGTCCTGCTAGAGTTACATATATTCAAGCTTCAGGTATTACAAATTTAAAACTTTATGATGCAGCAACAGCATCTGGAGACATAGTGTTTGAAGCAACTTTTGGAAGTGAAGGATTAGATATATATGTTCCAGGAAACGGTATTAGGTTTCAAAACACTATCTTTGCAGATATAACTGGATCAGGATCGGTCACCTTAGGCTACACTGGCTAGGAGGGTAAATGGCTAACACTACCTCTGGTACAACTACTTTTGATAAAACTTTTTCTATTGATGAAATAATAGAAGAGGCTTTTGAAAGATTAGGTATTCAAAACGTATCAGGTTATCAGTTAAAAACTTCAAGAAGATCTTTAAATATAATGCTTCAAGAATGGGGCAATAGAGGTATTCACTATTGGGAAATAGCTGAAACAAATATTGATTTGATTGAGGGCCAATCCGAGTACAAATTTTTTAGATCATCTGATGATGGCACAAGTGCTGTTTCAACTCCTGCTAATATTTATGGAATGTCCGATGTCCTTGAAGCACAATTAAGATCTAATAGAACTCAAACCACACAATCAGATAGTCCAATGACAAAAGTTGATAGATCTGTATACGCAGGTTTTTCAAATAAACTATCAAAGGGTACACCTAATCAATATTGGGTACAAAGATTTATTGATCATGTAAGTATCAGTGTCTATCCAACACCAGACTCAACTAATGCAACAAAAGACATGCACATATACTACATTAAAAGAATACAAGATGCAGGTGCATACACAAATGCAACTGATATGCCTTTTAGATTTGTGCCTTGTATGGTTTCTGGTTTAACATATTATTTAGCTATGAAATATGCACCACAATTAATACAGCCAATGAAATTAGTATATGAAGAAGAGTTTCAAAGAGCGTTAGCAGAAGATGGTTCTGATTCTAGCACTCACATATCACCTAAAACTTACTATCCAGGTACATAATGGGAAAATACGCAACAGGTAAATACGCAAAAGCAATATCAGATAGATCTGGTGTAGAATTTCCATATAGAGAAATGGTCAGAGAGTGGAATGGTTCTTTTGTTCACTACACAGAATTTGAACCTAAACAACCACAACTACAACCAAGATCACAATCTGGAGATGGTATTGCATTGTTAAATGTTAGATCAGATAGAGTGGAGCCAGCATCAGCTGCTTTATTAGGAAATAATCCTTTTTCAATAACATCAGGTTCTCAAACAATAACTGTTACAGAAAAAAATCATGGTAGAACAACTGGTGATACGGTTAGATTTAGAAATGTAGTAGGTAGTCCAGGAGGAGTGGCTTTTACAACATACGAAAATTCTAGTGGTTTTAGTATAACTGTAACTACAACAGATAAGTATACATTTACATTAGGTGCAACACCTAGTATAACAGAGGACTCAGGAGGAGTAACAGTGTCAGCAGGACCTGTAACAATACAAGCATGATAAAATTTATAAAAAAAATAATTCATAAATGGTTTGGTATAGAGGAGGAAAAAGAAGAAAAATCAGATCTTCCACTTCACAAATTAGAAAAAATAAAAGCAAAATATAAAGGTGATTCAGAAGAATAATGGCATACACTTTAGCTAATCTAAGAACTGATATTCGAAACTATACTGAAGTTGATGATGGAGTATTATCTGATTCTGTATTGGACACTATTATTAAGAATGCTGAAAACAGAATATATAGAGAGTCCGATTCTGATGATAATAGGTTCTATGCTACATCACAACTAGTTACAGGTAATAGATATGTAACTATTCCAACTGATTTAAGATTTATTCGATATGTTCAACTAAAAGATTCATCTGGTAAGCAGGTATTTTTAGAGAAAAAAGAGACAAGTTATATGGCTGCTTTCTACGATACACCTGCAACTCAGTCTGGTTTTCCTAAATATTATGGTAACTGGGACGATGAATTTTGGGTTGTGGCACCTACACCAGACTCTACATATGACATAACTTTAGCATATGTTAAGCAACCGATAAGTATTACAAGCACTACTCAGCCAACAACAGCAAATCCTGCATCGACTGTGGGTACTTATGTATCTAACAAATATCAGGATTTACTTTTGTATTCTTGTCTGGTAGAAGCATATGGATACTTGAAAGGTCCAACAGATCTGTTACAATACTATGAACAGTCTTATCAAAGGGCTTTATCATCGTACTCTATCGAACAACAAGGTAGAAGACGCCGAGACGAATATCAAGATGGTGTTATTCGTACTCCTCTAAGATCACCATCACCGTAAATTAAGGAGATAATATATGGCAAACATAGTACCATTTTCTTTTAAAGGTGAACTTCTATCTGGAACGCATAATTTTGCTACCGGTGGAGACAGCTTTAAAATAGCATTGTACACATCTAATCCTTACACAACATCTAGCACAGTTGTAGATAGCACAAACGAAGTTTCTTCTGCAGGTAGTTCAAACTATGCTAGAAAAGATTTAACTAGTCAAGCTGTTGCAGCATCAACGGCTACTTCATCTGTAGATTTTGCAGATGTAACTTGGTCAAGCGCAACTTTCTCTGCAGCTTTTGCAGCGATATATAACGATGATCAAGGTGATAAGTTGTGTGTAGTGTTAGATTTTGGTGGAACAAAGACAGCAACAAACGGTGACTTCACTGTTTCGTTTCCTGATCCAAGCACACCATCAAATGCGATTATTAGTTTAACATCATCATAGGATTTATAAATGGCGTTTAAATTAAACGATAGGGTAAAAGAATCCAGTGCAACTACTGGAACAGGTACGATTACACTTGGTGGAGCAGTTTCAGGTTTTGAATCTTTTTCTGCTGGCATCGGTGGAGACAATACCACTTATTACTGTATCTTTGAAACAGGAACAAATAACTTTGAAGTTGGTTTTGGAACTTTAAACTCTGGTGCAAGCACACTTGCTAGAACTTATGTTATCTCCAGTTCTAACAGTGACGCAAAAGTAAGTTTTGCAGGTCCAACAGAAGTATTTTGTACTGTTCCAGGTGCAAAAATAGGTTTACCTACACCAGAAGAATATGGTTCATCATCAGCGCCAAAAGTTATCACTGTTAAAGTTGCAGCTAAATCTGGACTTCATCCGTATCAAAGTGCGGGAGGAGCATCAGCTAATGCTTATTATTTTGATGGATTGGAATCTCCAGCAATAACATTATCTGGCGCAGATTCATCGTATCCATATTATTATAGATTTGATCAATCTGATTCATCAAACAGTTCACACCCTTTAAGATTTTATTTAGAAGCGGATAAGTCTACAGCATATACAACTAATGTAACTACAAACGGAACTGCTGGTAGTTCTGGTGCGTATACACAAATAGCCGTAGATGAAAATACACCTAATATTTTATATTATCAGTGTTCATCTCACGCATACATGGGTAATTTTGTTAATGTTGTGTCTAATAAAGTTAATTCTAATTTAACTACAAT